AGAAAGAGAGTATAAGTTTCCTTCCGAGGGTGCTTTTGCAGTACCTCAAGCAGATCTCCAGAAAAATATCGAGGAGTACTGGGAACTTCCTCCATTTCTACGCAAGCAGCTAGAGAGTCATCCTGGTTTTGATCAGGCTAATAAGAATTACAAAGGGTCTCTGAAGAAATTTAATATGGCAAGATATAACTATTATGAGGAGAGAGAAGAATTAAAGGGAACACAGCAGGAAGAGCTTGAAAAAATGATAGGAATTTCCATATCAAGAAATCCTCAACAGCCTATGAAGCATTACAGGCTCTGGCTTAGAGATAATAATATTCTATCCGGGTATGCTGAAGAATCAAATAAAATATATGATAAAGCTGTGCAGCAGGGTGCTTTTAGAAAGAGCAAGTCTGAGTCTCCATTCAGACGTGCAGAAGAGGTATATTACAATCTTTTATACAGTGATGACAGAGATACTTTTAAAGAGGCATTTCCAAATAGAAAGTATATATCTCTTGAGAAAGAAGGTGGGGAATTTAACTGGGATGAGCGGAACAGGAGAGAAGAGTTCCTGAGAAATACATATGGAGATAAATTTGTTACAGATATTGTTGATTCCAACAGGAAGAGTAAATACCTTCCTGATGAAGAAAAACAACGCAGAGAAGATATGGATGTGATATCTAAGATAGGGTACTGGAATGTAGATGAAGAGCTTGCTATCAGGCATGGTGTAAAAGACCAGCTAAAAGAATATAAAAGGTTACAGGATATAAATGATTTAGATGCTAAAGAGTATCTTGATAGTAACCCGGTTCTGAAAACAAAAGTAATAGGACAGGTAAGTTTTGAGAGACAGATGAAACGCCTTACCAATCCTGATCTGGACGGTCTTCTTTACAAGTATGGATATACCAGTAAGCCAGTAGTAGAGACTTTATCACCTTCCACTGTATTCAAGCCTCTTATTGGAGGTGGAGGAAGCACGGTAGGTATACGGAGACCATGGTAATAACTTGACACCAAACACGATATTATATCAAAATAACCAAAAGGAGATGAAAGGAAACAGATATGACAACAGAACCAGTTAGAGAACCAACTCCCGTAGAGAGTGGGGGAGATATTGCTCCACCTGCGGAAAACCCTATACTTGGTGAGATTGACAGGCTTAATAACCAGGAAGAGACACAGCTTCCACTAAACGAAACAGGTACTGAGGAAGCTCCTCAGACAGAGACACCTGCTGCACCTGTAGCAGAACAGCCTCCTGCAACAGAGCAGGCACCTGCACCAGAACAACCTCCTGCTACTGAGTCTGTTCCACAGCAGCCCCAGACGCAGTATTCTCCTGAACAGATACAGAGAATGCAGGAAGAGGCAAGGCAGTATCAGGAAGTACAGACAAGAGCTGCTTTGCAGAATCAGACAGATTCTTACAGACAGCAACTTGAGAATCAGGGATTCCTTCCTGAACATGCACAGCAAGCTGCTGAACAATATATGCAGACCCAGCAACAGCAACAGGTACTTATGCAACAGGCTGATGCATACGGTCAACACTTACAGGGCAAGACACTTGCTTCTGAGCATCTGGTCAAGAAATATAAGCTTGGCATAGATGATCTGGCCGAACTTAGAAAACATGAAGATCCCCAGTCTATGGAGAGTGCAGCAAAGAAACTTGCTATAGACCGGGAGCGTGATGATGAACTCTCAAGATTAAGACAGGCACAGGTTCCGTCACAGCAATTCGACAACTCCCAGGGGGAGCCAAGTGTTGCTTCTAATGACGCAGGCTGGCTTGACAGGTATAATGCAGGCGATAGGTCTCCTAATGCTGTATCCGCAGCTAGGAGAGCAACTGGGCTAGGATAAAAAGCAAAGGAGGCTTAACATGGCACAGACAGCGACAACAGGTAATTTAGAGAATGCACAGAAAATTATCATCGCATCCAGTCGATACACGGAGGAGCATAACGCTCCTGCGATGGCATTGATTGAGACATTTACTTTACCCAAGGGGTCAAAGCAGGTGACAGTTCCTAAAGTGGGACAGATGAGTATGACGGATCTTGTAGACGGTCAGGATATTATTGATGAGGAAGAGATTGGAATGACTACGGTTGACCTTACGGCATCCGAAGTTGGAGCCAAGATAATCCTTACCGATAAGTTAGTCAGGCAATCTTCTGAGAATGTTATGAGCATTGTCGGCAGACAGCTTGGTGACGGTATGGCACGAAAGAAGGACACCGATGTTACAGCTCTTTACTCAGGGTTCTCAACAGAACTCGGAGCTGCTGCCAGGACAATGAGTCTGGCAAACGTATCTGCTGTAGTAGCATATGCAAAGGGTAATAGGTTCGGTTCACAGGTTTACATAAACCACCATCCATTCGCAGTATGGGATGTTGCCAATACAGCAGTAACGGCATCTACTACCTATCCTGTTCCAAAGGGATGGACAGAGGACCTGCTTGGAGACTTCTTTAGTGGTCTAAGACCTCTTAACGGAGTTCCAATATTTGAAGATGGAAATATAACTATCGACAGCAGTGATGATGCAGTTGGTGTTATTGCTGACAAGTCTGCTCTTGCAGTGCTTAAGTCAGTAGAGACAAGAACAGAGCGTCAGAGAGATGCTTCACTCAGAGCCACAGAGCTTGTAATGACTTCCGATTACGGAGTCTTTGAGCTTGATGATTCCAAGGGTGCAGCTCTTACACTTGATGCAGGCACTCCTGCAACCAGCTAATAGAAGGAAGGTATAACAATGGCGTTGACAACCAAGGAGCGTACAGATCTCCGTAAAGAGCTTGTGGGGCAGGGATATGCTTGGGAATATGTCGATGAATGGCAACCCAAAACTACCCTGTATCTTCATGCTCCTAAACTCAACGAACAGGGTGATGTAGTCAAGCCTGCCGGGTCAAAGGTCGAAAACCTTCCCGGCAGTCCTGACTATGTACTTACAAAGGCAAGGCTGGGTATGTTGCCATATCCTCCTGCTGATAATTGTGAGTGCAGATGGTGTGCGATATACAATGCTCAGGCAGAAGTGAAGACTGAATCCAAAGACGGTGAAGTCGAGGAGGAGTCAGTAATATGTCAGGACTGCGGAGAGAGTGTATCTGCACTAACTAAGGCAGGTGCTATATCAAAACTGCGTGTTCACGGGAAGACGCATACAAGCGAAGCATAGCTGTAAAGATCAGACGAGGCTATGTGGGAAAATAATATCGACTGATCGCAGGGCTTAGAACCTGTTATAGAACCTTAAAGGAGGTTTTAATATGGCTTTTCCTACGACAGTACAACTGAAACAGGGAATGGAAAAAGACGAGACTTCTAGCCAGAAGCATAAACTTGGCACCAGGGGTGTTACATCTGACGGTAGAGTATTCTACTATGCAGAGAACAGTGGCACCGCTATCGATCATGGTGGTTACCTGGTAGATGGCATAGCTGCTGTTGGAGCACACGATATGGACTTGGCAGCTACTGCTACTTCAGCAGGGGCAACCTCGTTCACAAGTGGTACATCTCTAACGGTAACAAAAGACCAGTACAAGGACGGATACGTTTACTTTAACGATGGTCCGGGTCAGGGTGAAACCTACAAGGTTAAGTCCAACACGGCTGTATCCAGTGCAACAGGTCTTTCTATAACCATTGATGATGAAGATGGTGTTGCAACTGCATTGACTACAAGCTCACTTTTTGGGCTTATGTACAGTCCTTACAAGGACATAAAGATTATTGACGGTGACGGCACCATGACTACTGGAGTTATTGGCGTAACCTGTATGCCCGTAACAGCAGATTACTTCTGCTGGATACAGACATCAGGGCCAGCTTCTGTAAGACTGGGAGCACAGGTAGGTATTGTTGGCGATGGGATAGCAGTATCTCAGGCCTCTGGAGAATCTGGAGAAGCAGAACGAACTGACTATTCAGATGAATCAGACTTAACTAATATCGGTGTTGCCATGGGTATACCAGCGGTTGATTCAGATAACCAGTGGTGTATGTTAAATATCAGGGCATAAATGGTAGCTATTCCTTCACCAGAAGTAGCTGAGTTATGGACTCCACAGGGGGTTACCCATACAGGGGTATCCCCTGTGGGCTATAATGCTGAAACAGCAGAGACTATCTACGAGTACCGGTTCAAGGTTCATGACGAGGTTACAAACCGGAAGCATAACTTCAGGGTACTGGTAGACAGGGATACTTCAAAGGCACAGGTAGAAGAGATGGTAGGCAATGCGTTTGAAAGCTGGCTGATTGATGTTCGGCTAAAGCATAACAAGCCTGCTCCCACCCGTGCCCAGAGGAAGGAAATAGGTAAGATCCTTAATGATATTCGTGTCAAGAGGGATAGACGTAAGGATAGTTCTAATAATAAAATCAACTATAAAGGTTTAAGATAAGGAGATGAGATGGTCAGTGATAATGAAGTAAAGATATCTGAGCAGGATTTAGCTACATTACTGAGACTAAAGGTTAATACTATAACTAACCTTGAACTCCAGGTAACTACACTGTCTCGTATAGTATCTGAAAAAGATGGTAAGATAGAGGAACTTGAGGGTAAATCAGACGATACAGGTGAAGATAATGCCAAAAGTAGGGAAGAAAAAATTTCCGTACTCAAGTAAGGGTAAAGCTGCTGCCAAGAAGTATGCCAAGAAGACTGGCAAAAAGATGGCAAGCAAGAAAAAATATTAGTGAGAGGTAGCTATGGCTATAGTGCAGGGTCGCACAAGGGCACAGCTACGGCAGTCTGTAGGATATAACCTTGGGGCTGTATATGTATCCTCTGCCAGTGGCAATGGAAGTACAACAACCATTGTGGATAACACCTTAATTGGTGCTGATGACAACCATAATGGCAAGTGGGTAATATTTAATGATGCGAGTGGTAACAGCGGACAGACCACCCGTGTATCTGACTACACGTCCAGCAGTACAACACTAACACTGTCTCCTGCTGTAGACGCAAGTTCCGCTACAAGCGACACGTATGAGTTATGGGATGATATATACTCCCCGGCCCGTGTAGGCGAGTTTATAAATCAGGCAATCATAGATGCTACAGGACATGCTTATGATCCCGTAGAAAAGCTGGATCTTCATACTGACGGCAAGTCACTAAGGCTTGATATACCGTCAGGTATTTCGATGATCCAGGATGTTTATTACAGGGACAAGGTTGACTTCACACGGCTACATGCCTGTGCATCAGTCTTTGATGAATCTGTAGACAGTGATTTTACAGTAGCACTGGATACAAAGGACAAGAAGCAGGGTACGCAGTCATGCAGGTTCACCATTGCAGCAGGTGCTTCAGCAGGTGATCTGGCAACCGACTCCATAACAAGCAAGGACATATCAGGGTATGACTATGTTGAGTTCTGGGTTAAGTCCACGGTAGCTACGTCTGCCGGGAACTTAAAGGTTCATCTTGATGATACTGCCAACTGTGCATCTCCTGTCGAGTCCGTATCAATACCTGCACTTAGTGCTGATACCTGGACATTTGTAAGGGACAAGATAGACAATCCTGAGCTATGCAGTGCCATCATATCCGTGGGTCTGGAGCTTGATTCAGATCTGGGTGCATGTACCGTATGGCTTGATGACATATCCGCAGTAAGTAATGATTCTGCACAGTGGGTAAAGATGCCCAGAAACCTGTGGAAAATAGACAAGGAAGCCAAGGACATAGTCTTAGATGACTATGCCCATGGCGTAGCACGATATAATCTTTTAAAGTTAGTAGGTGGTGACAAGCCAGCCCTGCTTACATCTGATTCAGATACATCTGAGATAGACGAGCAGTACATAATAGCCCGTGCGACAGCCCTTGCATTTGCATCGGCATCAGGAGGTCCCCAGACAGATCCCGACAACAAGAATAATATGGCAGGATTCTGGATGGGACTTTCTTCCTC